CTCAATGAAATTGAAGTAACATCATCTGGTAGCGATTACGATGTGATCAATCCACCTTTAATCAATATTTCAGACTCTACTGGAATTGGTGCGACTGGTTACGTTGCCATCTCAGGATCTCTACAATCAATTAGAGTTTTAGATTCTGGATTTGATTATATTGAAACTCCAACTATTAAAATATCTGGGGGAAATGGATCAGGTGCTTTAGCAAGCCCAAGCATGAAGTTAATTGATCACTCTGTTTCATTTAATTCAGAGGATTCTTCAAATGCTGGTGTGGCAATAACAGCAAATACTATTGGATTTGGCACTTATCACAAGTTTAGAAATTCTGAAGAGGTTTTATACCAAACATTCTCTCAAAAAGCGGTTGGTGGAATAAGCACAAATGCAACTTATTATGTCTCCGTTCAAAGTGATTATGTCATAAAGTTGCACAAAACCAAGGGTGATGCTATCGCAGGAATCAACACAGTTGATCTTACATCAATTGGAATTGGTAAGCATTCTTTTAAGGCAACCAATAAGAAATATGTGTTATCTGCAATTAATGTAGTTTCTGCAGGAAATGGATATCAAAACAAACAAAGAACTTGCTCATCTAGTGGTGTAAGCACTTCATATAATCAAATTACAATCACAAACCACGGATATGGTTCTGGAGAGATTGTAAAATACACTTCGGACGGAACTACGATTGGGGGACTATCCAGTGGTTCCGAGTATTATCTGACAAAAGTTGATGATGATAATTTCAAATTATCTCAAATAGGACTTGGAACAATAAGTCAAGATTTTTATTATAAAACAAATCAGTATGTCAACTTGACTTCGGTTGGAGTTGGAACTCATTCGTTCAATTATCAGGATATTACTGTTACAGTATCTGGAAAAATTGGTATATCTTCGGTTGGATCAGAAACATTTGAAGCAAGAGTTCAACCAATATTCAGAGGTTCTGTAACTTCCGTTCATCTTTCTAATCAAGGTGTTGGGTATGGGTCTTCTGAAGTAATAAATCTGGATAAACAACCACAAATAACATTAATATCAGGACAAGATGCTCAACTTTCTCCTGTAATAGAAAATGGAAAAATCATTGAGGTTGTTGTTCTAAACTCCGGTAAAAAATACAATTCCCCTCCAGACCTGATCATATCTGGAGATGGTGTTGGTGCAGTTATCACTCCAGTTTTAACTAATGGACTTATATCATCAGTTAAAGTGGTGGAATCTGGTGGAGGATATAGTCAACAAAATACTTCAATCTCAGTTCTTTTCCCAGGTAAAGGTGCGGAATTTAGAGCAAAAATTCAAAAATGGACAGTAAACCTTTTTAGAAGAAATTTTGTTAACTTTACTGGTGATGATGGATATATTTCTTCTGGAATAAACGAAGATTATGAATTAGAATACTCTCATTTATATGCACCAAGAAAACTTAGAGAAATAATTTATTCTGTAGATCAACAAGGAAATAGTCTTTTTACACAAAAAGATCTTGCTAAAGTAAACAATTTAGAAGTCTCGGCATCAAATCACTCACCAATTATAGGATGGTCTTATGATGGACATCCAATCTACGGACCATATGGATACACTACAAGATCTGGAGGTACAGTAACTCAGTTAAGATCTGGTTATAATCTGATTCTGAAAGAAAATAGACCACCAGTTGCAAGTTTTCCAGAAGGATTCTTTGTAGAGGACTATACTTATGTAAGAGTTAGCAATGAAACAGTTCTTGATGAAAATAATGGAAGATTCTGTGTAACTCCTGAGTATCCAAACGGAACTTATGCATATTTTGCAACTTTTGAATCCGCATTAGATTCATCTGGTCCTTTTGTTGGATATAAGAGACCAGCATTCCCATACTTAATTGGAAATAGTTTTAAATCAACTCCAAATAGATTTAATTTTGATTATAGATCTAATCAAGATCAAATTGATCTGAATAAAACAAAGTGGTTAAGAAACACTGATTCTTATAATTTAATTGATGGTACTGTAGTATATGAATATCTGAGTTTACCAAATAATTTAAATCAGTCACTAGATGTCACCGCTGTTTATCCCGGAAATGTTGATAATGTCGGAATTATTACCGGTGGTAATAATTATAGAGTAAATGATTCTGTTGTTTTTGATAATGAAGGGACTCAGGGAGATGGTGCTTCTGCTAGGGTATCAAGAATTTTAGGTAAATCGGTCAACACTATTAGCGTAGCAACTAGTTCAATTACAAATGTTGAAATTTATCCATCAGACAACAAAGGAAACTACACTATAGTTTGTGAAAATCCTCATAATTTTAAAGATGGAGATTTTGTATCAATATCTGGACTCTCTACAACTTCATCTAAAATTGGTGGAATTTACAGAGCTGGAGTTGGAACGAACACTCTTGCTGTTGCTGGAGTAGGAACAACTTCATCTGGAATTGGAACAGTAGGATTTACTGGTATAGTAACTTATTTTGGTGTATCTGGTAATCTGGGAATATTGAGAATAAAAGAAAATGATATACTTGATATTGGAACAGAAAGAGTAAAGGTATTAAATGTTGAACCAGAGTATTCTAGAATTAGAGTAATTAGAGAATTTGATGGCACTGTAGGATCATCACACTCCGTAACTACTATCTTATATGAAGATCCTAGAAGACTTACAATTAATGCAGGGTTTAACACATCATACGAATTTAAAGAAAATAGAGAGATCTATTTCAATCCTTTAGAATCTGTTGGTTTAGGAACACTATCTGGTGTTGGTATAGGAACTACAATATTCCTGTCAAACCCAGGAACAGGTATTTCTCAAATATTCATTCCAACAAAGTCAATTTATATTAGAAATCATGGTTTAGAAACTGGTGACGAATTAACATATTCCTCAAATAATGGAAGTGGACTCGTAGTGCTAGAGAATGGTGTTGGTATAGGTACAACACTGTCAGATCAACAATCAGTATTTGTTGCTAAAATTTCAAATGATTTAATTGGATTATCTACAGTAAGAGTTGGTTTAGGAACAACAGGGACTTTTGTTGGTATTGCATCAACTGTTGCAAATGCGACAACAATGGCATTTACTGGCATTGGAACTGGAGAATATCATAGTTTTACTACAAATTATCAAGCAATAACAGCGACGATTACAAGAAATCTTGTAACTGTTTCTACAGCTCAAACACATGGATTGGATTCTGACCATAGCGTATATGTTAATGTAAGACCATCAATATCAACAACATATACTATTACGTATAATGACTATAATAGAAAACTTTTAATCAATCCAAAAAACTTTACTTCTTCTGGAATTAACACTTTATCAAACTCTATTACTATAGTAAATCATGGATATGAAACTGGAAATAAAGTAATTCATACATCAACAAATCCAGCTCAGGGATTGGAGGATAATAGAGTATATTATATTGTGAAGATTGACTCGGACAAATTTAAGTTATCCGATACCTACTATGATTCTGTCAGCGCAAAACCACCTATCGTAGGTATTGCTAGCACTTCTAGTGGAACTATTTCTCTTGTTAATCCACCCATTAAAGTGTATGGAAATTCATCTTTAGTATTTGATTTATCTGATAGTTCGCTATCATATATCAATCAGGCAACTCTTTATCCAGCATTTGAATTTAATTTTTATCTTGATGAAAATTATACAGAACCATTCTATAAAGATGAATCTAGAAAAACTTTTAACGTTCAAAGAACTGGTAGAGTTGGAATAGATACCGATGCAAAAATTACTCTATCAATTGATGATAATACTCCAACCAAACTTTATTATAAATTAGACCCAATACAAGAAAGTTCTTTACCAATAGAAAAATCTGAAATAAATGTTGATAATTCTGTGTTGTCAAATAACCAGGTAAGTATTGTAAAGAGCCTTTATAATGGAAAACATATTGTATCTGTAGCGTCTACAGGTAGTTTCACCTTCTCTATACCAGAAACTCCAGAAATATCTTCATACACACCATCAAATTCAATAATCACTTATGAAACAGACTGTATCAGTGCTTATGGTCCAATAACAAAAATTGAGATTAAAGATGGAGGGAGAAACTATTATTCTATTCCTGGAATAACATCAATCACAACTGGTATTGGTTCTGGTGCTATTTTGGAAGCATCAAGCACAACAATTGGAAAGATTGCTAGAACAAAAATTAATGATATTGGTTTTGACTTCCCAGCGGATAAAACTTTAAGACCAAGTGCTTCTTTACCACAAATTATTAAAATTGAGTCCTTAACCTCTTTGAGATCTGTTGGAGTTTCATCTTTTGGTAGAGGGTATAACTCTGCACCAAAACTTCTAGTTTTTGATGGTAAAACTGATGAATTGGTAAGAGAAGTTGATTTGAAGTATCAATTAGGCAACTCTAAGGTTGAAATTTTAAGAAACACTTTTGGAATAAGCAACACTAAACCAAGATTCCTACCCATCCAAAACTCAAATGGTGTTGGAATAAGTTCGGTTGGATTCAATACCACAACCAATGATGTGACTGTTACTTTGTCTGTAGGATTTAGTACTGCAGATTCTTTCCCATTCGTTGTTAACGATAGAGTTCTGATTGAAAATGTAAGTGTAGGTATTGGTTCAACTTTAAAGGGATATAATTCTAATGCTTATGGGTATCAATTATTTACTTTAACTGCAGTAGATAAAAATCTTGGTGGAATTGGATCGGTCACTTACAATCTGTCAAACTATATTAATTCTGGAGAAAATCCAGGAACTTTTGATGCACTCAATTCTTCTGGAAGAATAATTCCTGAAAAATATTTCCCAACCTTTAATGCAGAACTTCAACCAAACGACTACATTCAAGGTGAAGTTGTAAACTCAGACTCTTCAACAGGAATTGTTGAAAGTTGGAATAATAATACTGGTATATTAAAAATTTCTTCAAGTAAAGACTTTAAACCTAATGAAAAGATAATAGGTGAATCTTCTTTAACTCAAGGTATTGCATCATCAATTACTTCCTTTGATTCAGATTTTAATTTGAATTCTTTCTCAAAGGTTATAAGTGGATGGAATTCAAATTCTGGATTCTTAAATGATAATTTGAAGAGAGTTCAAGATAGTTTTTATTATCAAAACTTCTCATATTCAATTAAATCTAGAGTTACATACGATACTTGGAACGATGCAGTCAGTTCATTAAACCACTCTGCAGGATTTATAAAGTTTTCCGATTATCAATTAGAATCTTCTCTGCCAGATTCAAATAGAAACTCAATGACTGTTGGAATTACAACAGATCTTACTTCGTTTGAAGTTATTGGAGATTTAACTTCAGTAGTTAATCTTAACTGTGTTTATGATTTTGATCTTGTCACTGAAAATTCACTAACCCAGGGATCTACAATCCTATCTGATGAAATTATATTCTCAAGTAGAATCTTGACTGACTATTTTGAATCCTTTGGAAATAGAGTTCTATCTATTGATGATTTGGGAAGTCAATTTAATAGCAACCCAAGATCAACCGCATTTAGTATTATAAACACCTTTAACTTATCTGATATAAGAGCTCAAAAATATTTTGCATACATCAGAGACATTCGCTTTACTGCTCAGAGACAATTGATGGCAATTACTCTGGTTCATGATGGAACATTTGCATATATCAATCAATATGGAAGAACTGAGACTGTTTATGATTTAGGATATTTTGATTTCACAATATCAGGATCTGACGGACAACTTCTATTCTATCCAACAAGATATACAGTAAATGACTATCAACTTGCTGTAATATCTTACAATCTAGATGATAATCTCTTAGGAATTGGTACGACAAGCATTGGTGGTGTGGTTAATATTCAGACTTCAAGTAAAGAAGCTGTTGGAATAGCATCAACAACAATTGTTTCCATTGGATCTACATACAGATCAGTAAAAGCTCTTATTGAAATTACTGGTTCTGCAAATGAATATGAGTTTGATGAATTGAATATAATTCATGATGGAACTGAGGTTTACTTCACTGATTATGGTCAAGTAACTACAAATCCAGGTTTCTTTGGAATATCTGGATTTGGAACATATTATCCATATATTTCTGGATCAAACTTGTTGGTTGACTTTATACCAAATCCTGGTGTCGCAGTAACCGTTAATACAATTCAAGTTGCAATCAGCAGTGAAGGTGTTAGTGGAATTGGAACTATTGACTTGAAACATGCAAGACTTGAAGGTAGATCAACCACAATTGCTTCTTCAGGCACGCCTGGCATTCATACAATTGGAAGTTATCCTGATGAGTATGATGCAGCGTATTTTGTTGTTCAGGTTTCTGATATAACAAATGGAAGATATCAAATGTCTGAAGTATTTGTTGTGGATGATTATGTTTCATCTACCGCCAGTGCAGACACTTATGATACTGAATTTGGAGTTGTAGAGACAGTAACTGGTCTTGGAACAATTGGTTCTAGACTGATTGGGGCATCTTCTGGTATAGGAACTGTTGAACTTCTCTTTACACCAGTAGCGGGTATTGATGCATCCGTAAAAGTTTACATGAATGCATTGAGAATACAAGATGACTCTAGAGATGAAATTAGTTTTAATAACGCTACAATAAGAACAGGATTTGGTGATTATGAAGGAACTGAAAGATCAATCAAAAGAGATTTTGAATTAACGCATAGAAATGATCCTATATTTGCTAGAGATTTTGTAGGAAGCGCAACCTCTATTGTTAATGTTTCTAGCAACACAATCCGTCTTCCAAATCACTTCTTTGTAACTGGAGAAAGTGTTAGATACACTAATCCAGGAACTGGATCAACAATGTCAATCGGAATTGGCACTACCACATTTAGTGGTATTGGTAGCACCGATAGACTTCCTGAAAATATTTTTGTTGTCAAAGTTAATGATGATAGCATCAAACTTGCATCCACTGCTGAGAATGCTCTTAAGGTTGTTCCAGAAACTCTAGACATTACTAGCGTTGGAATAGGAACATCACATAGATTTATTGCAACAAATCAAAATGCAAAAGTTTTAATAGCTCTTGACAATATCATTCAATCACCTGTAGTGTCTACTGCAGTCACATCTACCCTTGCAGATCAACTTTTCACAACTGATGACATAATTAAATTAACAGGAATTACCTCTATTTTTGGGTCGGATTTACTTCAGATTGGATCTGAAATTGTAAAAGTTGAGGGAGTTGGAATTGGAAGCACTAATTATGTTAGAGTCCGTAGAAACTGGTTGGGAACACCTCTTGCAGGATACTCAACTGGAGCTTTAGTAACAAAAGTAATTGGTAATTATAATATTGTTGACAATACTCTTAATTTTGTTGAAGCACCATATGGAAATACTCCACTTGGAACAAGCACAAATCCACCGGATGAGAGAGATTGGACTGGTATATCAACAAGTTCAAGTTTCCAAGGAAGAACCTTCTTACGTTCTGGTGTAGTAAACACAATAGATGAAACATATCATAAGAACTACGTTTTTGATGATATATCATTTGGATTTAATGGTGACAATAGAACTTTTACATTAAAGTCAAATGGATCTGATGTTACCGGAATTTCTACCGAAAATGCAATCATTTTAATAAATGATGTCTTCCAAGGTCCTGGTATAACTTATGATTACAATTTAACCGAAAATGCAGGTATTACTTCAGTAACATTTACTGGAACAGCAACATCAATTTCTTCTGATCCAAATACCACAAACCTGCCTCTTGGTGGAGTAATAATTTCTGTTGGTTCAACAGAGGGTTTTGGATATCAACCGTTGGTTGCTGCAGGTGGAACTGCTATTATTTCTGGTCTTGGAACAATTTCATCTGTTAGTATTGGTAATAGTGGTTCTGGATATAGATCTGGTATTCAAACAAACGTTAGAGTAGCTGTTCAAACAAGCAGCACTGGAACACTGAATTTGGAGTTTATTGGCACAGCAACAGTAAGCAATGGTAATGTAGTAAGTGTTGCTATTACAAATCCAGGTGCTGGTTACACTAGCACGAATCCACCTATTGTTGTTTTTGATTCACCACTCTCATATGATAACATTGCTTTAGAATACAGTTCTTCATCTGTATCTGGATTTGGTACAGGTGCTACTATTAATGTTGTTGTTGGTCAAGGTTCCAGTGTCATTGATTTTGAAATTAGTAATACTGGTAGAGGATATGGTATTGGTGAAATTTTAACAATTCCTGTAGGAGGACCAACTGGAATTCCTACAGATCCATCAAAACCATTCACAGAATTTAAGGTAACTATTCAAAATACATTTACTGATGAATTTACAGGGTGGTCTATTGGAACTCTCCAAGTTTTAGATAACATTGAAAACTTATTTGATGGATCAACAACAACTTTCCCATTAAGAGTTGCTGGTAATTTGGTTTCAATTAGATCATCTAGAGGTTCTAAGATCAATGTTCAAGATGTATTATTGATATTTGTTAATGATATTCTCCAAGTTCCAGGGAAAGGATATACTTTTACTGGTGGAAGCATCTTAACCTTTACTGAAGCACCAAAAGTTGGAGATACTTGTAAGATTATTTTCTATAAAGGAAATGGAGACTCTGATGTTGTCTTCAGAAATATTATTGAAACGGTTAAAGTTGGTGATGAATTGACAGTTGGTTATGATAGTGACTCGGGACAGACTTCAGTTCTTCAAGAAGATCCAAGGACCGTCACAAGTATTGATTCCACAGATATTACATCAACAATACCATACTTTGGACCAGGAAATACTGAAGATGAATCTTTACTTAGACCTGTCGTTTGGTGTAGACAAACTGAAGATAAAATTATTGATGAAAAAGAAGTAGGTAAAGATAGAGAGCTCTATGAGCCAGTAATTAATCCATTTGCATATATTATAAATTCTGTTGGTGTGGGATCAACCGAAATATACGTTAATAGTGTCAGACCATTCTTTAATGCCCAAAATGAGAATGATACTTCTTTAGTATTCCAAAATAAAGTTAAGTTTATTTCTCAAGATGAGAAAATTTCTGCTGCTGCAACAGCAGTTGTTTCTACTGCAGGAACAATTTCTTTCATTGCAATTTCAACTGGTGGTTTGGGATATTCAACCACTCCTACAGTTTCAATTGGTGGTACTTTGCAATCAGCAGTTGGACTTGGAACTACAGCAACAGCAACAGCAGTGATTAGTGCTGGCGGCACTGTTTCTACAATTAATCTTGCAAATGCAGGAACTGGTTACACAAATACAAATCCACCAGTTGTTCTAATCTCTCCTCCAACTATTGTTGATGAGGAAAATAATGTTACAACATATAGTGGAGACTTTGGTGTTGTTGTTGGATTTGGAACAACAACGATCAGTTCACAACCTCAACTGATTCTTGATTTGTTTATTCCAATAACCTCTTACATGAGAGATGCAGATGTTGTTGGAACAGCAGTTACTATCAGTGGAATATCCACAGGTGATTATTTTGTTATTTCAAATTCAAACATTGGTTCTGCAGTAACTTCTCTGTCTTCTTCTGGATCAGTTGTGGGTGTTGGAACTTCATTTATTGACAATGTTTATTATGTTGACAACCATGAAACTATACTCGCACCTACAGGAATTGCTTCCAATGGAGTTGGAATTGGAACATCAAGCGTTAAGAGAGTATTTGTTAGAGTAACTGACAACTTTACTTACAGTGGAGTTTCTACATCTGGATATTTTGGTGAGTATAGTTGGGGTAAAATACTTCTTGACTCAAGATCAGGAATTAACTCATATACCGCATATACATCAAATGGTGTTAGTGGAATAACTACCTCAATGATAGTTCAAAGATTTGAATCTCTGAAATTTAAAAACTATCTCAACTAATACTGAATAAATAAATAAAAAACTCCGTCAAATGGCTGCAATTATAACTGATCAGATTAGAATATTAAATGCAAAAAACTTTGTCTCTGACGTAGGTGTTAACGCTTATTATTCTTTTATAGGATTACCAAATCCAACTGATTATCAGTCTGATTGGAATACGACTCCACCAGCACCAAAAGATAACTTTAGTCAAGAAAATGACTATTGGGATACAATGATTGCGCTGAAGAAAATCAATTCTTCAGATGTCAGACAAGTTGTTCCAAAAAGATCATGGTCTTCTGGAACAACTTATGATATGTATAGACATGATTATAGTAGATCCAACACAGCTAGAGTTTCTGGAGCGACGAATTTATATTCAGCATCGTATTTTGTTTTAAACAGTGAATACCGAGTTTATATTTGTCTTCAAAATGGAACGGACCCTGATAATCCAAATGGAAGACCATCTTTGGATGAACCAACATTCACGGATTTAGAACCAAGAACAGCTGGCACAAGTGGAGATGGATATATTTGGAAATATCTTTATACGGTTAAACCAAGCGAAGTTGTAAAATTTGAAACATCCGACTACATTTCAGTTCCTGCAGATTGGACAACTGGCGCAGAAAATTCTGCAGTAAGAAATAATGCTGTTGATGGATCAATTAAGATTGTTACCATAACCAATAGAGGTGCTGGTATTGGAACAGCAAATACAACTTATACCAGAGTTCCAATTAAAGGAGATGGTTCCAATGCTGAATGCACTATTGTCATTGGTGCAGATCAAAAAGTTGATAGTGTTGTGGTATCAAATCAAGGTTCAGGGTATACTTATGGTAATGTGGATTTAGTTGCAGGTGGTGTTCCAACTGGTAGCACAAGACCAACATTTGATGTAATAATGAGTCCTCAGGGAGGTCATGGCGCAGATATCTATAGAGAACTTGGTGCATTTAATGTTCTCTTGTATTCTAGAATAGAAAATGACAATGAAAATCCAGATTTTATAACTGGTAATCAAATTGCCAGAATTGGAATTGTTCAGAATCCCAAAACTTTTGGATCTAGTTCAGTTTTAACTTCTGATAAAGTTAGCGCAGTTTCTGCATTGAGATTAACTGGTGCTGGATACAGTAGTGCAACGTTCACTGCTGATGGTTACATTACCCAAACAGTTTCAACTGGAGTTACTGCTGTAGGAAGAGTTGTTAATTATGATCAAACTACAGGTGTTTTAAAATATTGGCAAGATAGATCTGTTTCAGGATTTAACACTGTTGGTACTGCACAAACAAACCCAACTTATGGATTTGATTTGACTGAGTTCACTGCTTCTCCATCAAGCGGAGGTAGTTTGTCTATTACAGGTGGTTCTGTTAGTTTGTCAATTAGCACATCCTTCACAGGTGTCTCTACCGTAATAAATAATAGAACATATTATCTTGGACAAACCTTTACCAACGGTATAGCTAACCCAGAGGTGAGCAAGCACGCTGGAAACATAATTTATGTTGACAACAGACCAGCGATAACCAGGTCATCCAATCAAAAAGAAGATATTAAAGTCATTTTGCAGTTCTAAAGAATTATGCCACAGAAAACGAATCTCAACGTAGCGCCATATTTTGATGACTTTGATCCAGCTAATGACTACCATAGAGTTCTTTTTAAGCCTGGTTATCCTGTACAAGCCAGGGAATTAACAGGACTACAATCAATACTTCAAAATCAAATTGAAAGATTTGGTCAACACTTTTTTAAAGAAGGTGCTAAAGTAATTCCAGGAAACATAGGATACACTCAATTATATTATTGCGTTCAATTAAGCAACACTTATCTTGGAGTTCCTGTTTCTGCATACGCAGATCAACTTGTGGGATCAAAGATAACAGGACAGACTTCTGGTGTAAGTGCATATGTTGACAAAGTTCTTTTACCACAAGATTCGGAAAGAGGAAATTTAACTCTTTATATCAATTACTTAAACTCAAGCACTGAGAATAATTCAACCCAAATTTTCTCTGATGGTGAAGAGTTGATTTGCAATCAAACCATTCAGTCAGGACTTCTTGGAAATACATCTATTGCTGCAGGCAGTCCATTTGCCTTGACCCTTTCTTCTGCAGCTGCAGCAACTGGATCAGCGTTTCAAATTGACAATGGTGTTTATTTTATTCGTGGAAACTTTGTTAATGTTAACAAAGAAACTCTTTTATTAGATCAATACGGAACCAACCCAAATTATAGAGTTGGTCTTTTAGTAACAGAAGAAATTATAACAGCGGACCTTGACGAAAATCTTAATGATAATTCTCAAGGATTTAATAATTACTCTGCACCAGGTGCAGATAGACTAAAAATTTCAGTAAGATTATTTAAAAAATCACTTACAGACTTTGATGATGATAATTTTGTAGAACTTTCGTCAATAATTGATGGTAAAATTAAATCAAAAGTTGATCGCGGTGATCTTGGAGGTGGTCCAGGATACTTGGATATTAGGGATACTCTTGCAAAGAGAACCTATGCAGAATCTGGCGATTACTATGTAAAATCTTTTGATGTCAGTTTTTTAAATTCATTAGACGATAAAGTTGGTAGTAGAGGACTATTTCAACCCGGTCAATTTACATATGGTGGATCTACACCATCGGACAATTTGGGAATTTATAAAATTTCTCCAGGTAGGGCGTTTGTTCGTGGATATGACGTAGAACTTCTTGAACCAACTTTTATTGATGCAGAAAAACCAAGATCTACAAAAACTATAGAAGATCAAGAAATAATTTATAACACTGGACCAACAGTAACTTTAAACAGAGTGTATGGAGCACCTACAGTTGGTGTTGGTAAT